GGATTTTGGAAGATCCCATGCAGTTAAGAGTTTATCTCGCTATGCGCTCGTCGGCGTATAGTTTCTGACAACCTTAGATATTGATTATCGAATTTAAGCTACATTCATACTGAATTGCGGCTTTGACCGTGTATCGTATTGTTTTTAGACTTAGTATCTAATTCTTTCTCTAACAAGTTTGTCGTGCTTAGCACAAACCCAGACGACACCTCCTTCCACTTTTTGTTGTATCTACATATTCGTGTTGAATATGCTATATACTCCTACTCCATTGACAGTTTAGTGATACCGAAATTTCACTTCAGCCGTGTAAACCGGCAAGGATTAAAAGGGCTTAATTGCCTGAAAAAGAAATAAAAATTTTAAAAGAGCTAATCGCTCGTGAAAAACATTATAAATAACTGCTCACAACAAGGAGCACTCCTCTTAGAGAGGTTTTAAACCCAATATTTGGGTACCTTCATTAACTTTGTTAATATGCTGAAAAACAACATGATTGATATAATTGATAAATTAAGGCTGGATGCACATGCATCTCCCCCAAACGTTAGTTTTGTCTGGATTATTTAGTAAACAAAATAGTTACATTAGTTACGAATAGAGCAAAAGGCTTATCGTAGACGAAGGGGCGATCCCCCGGTGTCGAGAAGACGATTTGCAGCTCGCTAGTAGTTTCGTGTACTTGAGTTGAATCATATGAATGAATATCATTCTAGTTTAGTCTGGAGTCTCTCCTACGGTTATCGCCAGTGACCATGGATGCATTCTCTTTGGCGTTGCAACGCCCCAATCCATTATGGATATCAATTTCGAAAATAGAAAAAGATGGTAGAAAATAGATAGCAGAGGAATAAAAAGAAGGGAACGGTGAAAGACTGTTCAAAACCCCCCCCCAATGACCAATCACAATGAACTATTCTAAGAGATCTGGTCTTGCAATCCTGGCGGATAATTTGCGTAACTGTTTCACACTTGGTTGTAAACACAATCAAGATGTTATTTGTCTGAACGACTCAATTGTCGTCCGTGTAGTTATAGATCAGTATGTTGGCCCATTTTATGTGGAAGCCACTACTGCAGATGAGTTGCACTACAGAGTGAATTCTGAGTGGCATCGTTACAATAGGGCACAGGGTCTCACAGTTCCCATGGGTATGCGTTTTAGCGTATTCCATGGTTACAAGCCTATTCCCGATCGACCAATTTGGTTACGGGAGCTCAACATCAAATCAACCGACACGCTGTATGCGCGTTTACCCATATTATTGGGAGGTTGCGAACCCTCGAGAGACGAGGTAGTAGAATATGAGGTGCACGATTATGTGCCCTCACCCCGCCTTATCGCGAAGCGATGGCGGCATATGCGAAATGCGCGCAAGGCGCAGCATCTCGCGAAAATTAAATTTGAAGAACAATCAGGTTTATCTTTTGATAAGTTACCTGAGGATTCGGTCTTCAGCTCCATGGAGGAGTTTATTGAAGAAAGCGCCCGTTTGGGCTGTGAAGTTCCTGAAGAGTATCAGATTGAATCTGATTTCTCACACATTGTCTTCCCGGATATACCCACTCACACTCCGCGTGAGCCTTGGTCTTCATACGCCAAAAAGATTTCACCACCAACGAATCCTTTTGGCAATGCACAGTGGGCCCATGAGATCATTGAGATCATGGAGAACTGTGTGATTCTCAACAAAGGTCTTGTGAGGGCTCTTACGAGCCCGGATAATTTTCGCTCTCTATTTTTGGAAGCGTTGATTACACATTACAAGCTCACTTTTAAGCAGCCATTTACCACGACTGCTCTCCCTAACTTGATCAAATATATCAAGTCTGTGTTCACTTTTGAACAATCTGGGGAGGAGGACTTTGTTGAGGGCCTCGAAACCGCCCGTGAGTTGCTTAACTCGTGGCCCCGCATGCGGAAATCCAGCTTATGGAAGAAGGTGCGCAAAGTAGTTGCGTACATCACACTAGCTGGCGCGGGTAAGGTCGATGCCAAAAAACTCGATCTTGTCGACCAGGCGTATTCCGCTAGTCATGCAGTTGATCATGCGGATATGACATATGCTCTCCTTGACCTCATATTGTTTGTTGTTGAGAGAGGATTTCAGGTCTACAAGACAGGACGAATTGACGTCATGTTCCACTCTGGTGGCGCTTACGAGAAGTGGTATATTGAAGCCATGGATATCTCCGCGAAAGGTAAATACCTCTCGAATCCTGAGGCTCATGGTATAGATTACCACGCTTATGTGGGTGATGTCACACGTCTCATTGATCAAGGTGTGTCAATGATGCGGTATTCTGTTGAGCTAGATAAAACAGCTCACAATCTAATCCAAAAGACTCTTGCAGGTCTTAATGCTGTGAAAGCAAGCATAATTAACCGGCAGAGTGCGCAGGCTACGCGAAAAGCCCCATTGGTTTTGATGGTTGAAGGACAAACAAGTGTTGCAAAGTCAACATTTGCTAACATCCTCCATTATTATTATGGATCTGTGCGTTGTAAAGATGTCTCTCTAGGCATGCGTTTTACGCACAACGCTAATGCGAAGCATTGGGACGGTTTTTCATCGAGCCAGTGGTCCATTTTGATGGATGATATAGGCTACATGAGACCAGATGCCTCCCCAGGCATTGACCCAACGTTGGCTGAGTTCTTACAAGTTGGCAACAACATGAGCTTTATGCCATCCATGGCCTCTTTGGAGGATAAGGGTAGTACACCTTTCAAATGTGAATTGGTTGTAGCTACCACAAATACCCCATCATTGAATCTGGATTCGTACTTTGCGTGTCCAGCAGCTGTTGCTCGTCGTCTCCCCTATCATATTCGCGTAAGCGCCTCGGAGGAATATAGACGCGCCAATTCACACATGATTGATGAGACCAAACTACCCAAGCTTTTACCTGGGCAGTATCCTAATTGGTGGAACATTGAAATATGGTCTCCTGTTATAATACAGAAGTCCGCAGATCCCGCCAAGGAGTTTGAACAAACTTTCACATTGAAGAAAACGCATGCGTTTTATGATATGAAAGAGTTCTTACAATGGTACTCAAAAGTCATTGTGGCACACAATGAGGTGCAAGTCAAAGTCTTGGAAAGCGAAATCGCATTTCAACAGACGGTTTTATGCCACACTTGCTATCTACCATTAGATATGTGTGACTGCGCTGAACCCAACCCGGTTGCTAATCAATTCAGCACACCCGTTATGCAGTCAGGTCTAATCAGTGATCTGGCTGTAGGTGTGGTTGCTGGCGTTGCAGCGAATGCTGTTGCAGGTTATGTGGCAAAACGGTACCTTACCAGTGCTATCAATAGTGCTCTCGAACCCCCTCGTTCTTATTTTGAGGCTTGTAAATCGCGATTTGCGCGCGTAAAGTCGAGAATAATGGAGGCGAAGGCCCCTCTCCCGTCCTTAGAGGATGTGGAAGAGATTTTCTTTGATGCTGTTGAACATGCAGCAGATGTGGGAGCCAAAGTGCGGGTGAATGTTGCCCAAGTGACGCATGATACGAGTATGTATATAATGCGGAAGCTAGGTAATGCCGTGTTTGGGACGTTTCAGATTTCGCCTAGACTTGTAAAGCTGGCTAAACTGATTATCACCGTTTTGGGCGCTTACGGACTTTATAGTGTGTATTCATCCTTCATGAGCGATTCGTTTGACGAGCAAGGTGCCGTCCTGTCGAAGGACTTAGGAGTTCCACCACCTGAGGTGAAGGAGCGCGAATCTGTGTGGTACAAACCAGACTACACAGTGTGCTCATTTGATATCGGTGACACATCGAAATCATGGAAAGCTCTTTCGACAGAAGACATTGAAAGCAAAATTATTCGTAATAGTGTTTTCGTGAAGTGTTGGCTGCCTGACATTAGTAAATGGCGCATTTCCCGCGCCATCTGCTTAGGTGGGCAATATTATATGGGCTTAGCCCATTGTATCCCTGAAGGTAATCCCACTTGTAAGATTACTTCATCGGATCAAGCCGACGGTGTTAATGTCAACATCGAGTATCGAATCGATGACACCGATGTCACACGCGTTCCCGAGAAAGACTTAGTTGTCTTCCGAGTTCGCAAATTGCCACCACGTCGCGATATCCGTGATCTGTTCGCTCGCGCCACCATGGGTGGATATAGGAGCAATGCAGTTTACGTAGGACGCGCACGAGATGGTAGTGTGACCAAGTACCCTATTAAGGGCATTCGGCAAACGGCATATTCGAATGATCGGATTAAGAGTACTTATCCGATCTGGTCGGGATGTGTCGATACCCCCACCGCAGAAGGGGATTGTGGATTGGCCATGATAAGCCATTCCCCCTATGGTCCTTTGATCATGGGGCTCCACCAATTAGGTGGAGGCATGCAAGTGGCTGCGGTTTCAGTGACCTATGAGGATGTCATGTCTTTGACTCCCAAAGATTTCATCACCCCGGGTGATCCTCTCCTTAAGGATTTAGAGGCACAAGGTGGAGAAATTGAGGTACTGGATACGAAAAGTCCATTTCGATTTATCGATAATGGCAATGCAGGTATCTACGGATCATTCCGTAAGTTCCGTGCTCACCCCCGCACAAACGTAAACCCCACTGTAATGTGTGGTTCGATGATACAGGCGGGTTATGAGTTGAAACATGGCGCACCTGTGATGCGTGGTTATTTACCATGGCGGAGAGCAGCCCTAGAGATTGTTAAGCCCCAAGCACAAGTGGATATCGCCGCTCTGAAAGAGTGTGCGAAACATATGGTGAAAGATTGGGCCACGATCGATCAGAGTTGGAAGGATGAACTTCGTATTTACGACGACATGACTGTTGTGAATGGAATGCCTGGCGTGCGCTTTGTTGACAAGATCAACAGAAAGACAAGTGCCGGTTATCCGTATAGGAAATCCAAGAAGTTCTTTTTCAATCGCCTGCCTTCAACAGATAAGCACACTGAACCCATCGAGTTCAATGAAGATATCATGAATCGTGTCAGCATTCGTTGTGAACGGTACATGGAGGGCAAACGCACATTCCCCATTTTTAGTGGGGCTTTGAAGGATGAGGCTTTGAAATTCTCAAAGATTTTGATCAACAAGGTTCGCGTGTTTTATGGTGGGTCAGTTGACTTCACCATTACTATGCGCAAATTTTTGTTGTCCTTTGTGAGAGTCGTGCAAAAGAACAAATTTGTTTTTGAGCAGGCTCCAGGTACGGAGGCGCAATCTGTTGAGTGGGACTTTATTAGACATTACCTGACACAGCATGGTGTCGATAGGTGTGTATTTGGCGATTTTGGTGATTTTGATATCTCGATGTTGACAGAGTTTTTACTCATGGCTTTCGAGTGTATTGCCCTATTTCACGAGGAGTGTGGATGCTCTGCTGAGCATGTTCGCGCTATTCGTGCAATCGGGTATGATATCGCCTTTTGTTTGGTTGATTTCAACGGAGACCTCATCGAGTTCTTCGGGAAGAATCCCTCTGGTCAAGCTCTTACAGTCATTATCAATGGCATCGTGAACTGTCTTTACATGAGATATGTTTACTTGAAGAGTAATCCGAGAAAAGAGGTCCACACTTTCCGCTCGAATGTTGCACTTATCACTTATGGTGATGACAACGGCATGGGTGTGAGTAAGTTGTGCCCTTGGTTCAACCACACTGCAATTGCGAGTGTTCTTGCCACGATTGGTGTGAAATATACTATGGCGGATAAGGATGCTGAATCCGTTCCGTACATTCACATCGATCAAGGCTCGTTTTTGAAGCGGACCTGGCGGTTGGAACCTGCAACTGGCACATATGTTTGTCCCCTTGAGGAGGACTCCATCATTAAGTCTTTGATGATTGGAGTAACTTCACGCGAGGTTAGTCCCGAGGTGCAGGGAACCGAGATTATTCACTCTGCGATGAGTGAGTGGTACTGGTATGGCAAGCAGACTTTTGATGAGAAGCGCGTCTTTTTGACGCAGCTTATCCGAGATTGTGAACTCGTTGAGTTCATGAATCGCCCGCTACCCACGTGGGATCAATTTACTAACCGATACATGCGGAATTCGAACACATTCTTGAATGATACGAAGATTCCGAACTTTGTCGAGGAGGACCATCTGGTGAAAATCAGAGAGTTCGCTCTAGCGGCTGTGGATGATGTCGCCCAGATTGAACTGGAAGCCAAATATCCCACGGATCCATTGAACGCGCAAGATTTGAGTCTCACTCACTTAGATCTAAGCGGACTGCGTGAATTCGTGCCTGTTGAAGAGGCCCCGTCCTCTTGCTCGAAAGAGTAGCACATCCAGGAGTGCGAAAAGTAGTGTAACGCCATAATTGTCCGGGCAGACGATTTGTGGTATAAATGTAAATAGCCTGCTGAAAAATTTTATAATAAATATGTGGCGCCGTCTCCGAGCCCCAAAGAGGAGACAACGCGTGAATCGGTATTGCCCGATTTGCGCACAAATTTATCGTGGCACACTGAGTGCCCCACGACTCGACCAACGCATTTTGCAGAGGGCCGAGATGTTGGGGTACTACCGCTCGAGTTCCGAATGGGATTCCGAAAGTTGACTGAGCCCACTGAGTGGGATTATGATCTATTGGAGTTTCAATCAGGTACAGAGAGTGCAGTCGTGCCGTCAGAGAAGTCATCAGAAGGTTCTATGTCTACCCTCACCTCTCAAAATGTTCAGTTTGATGAATTGAACACTGGTGAAACTGTGGATTTTGGACCTCCGAGTGCGTCCGTGACAGACCCCCAAAAAGGTATAACCCTTGGGAAATTCTTCGCGCGACCGACACTCATCAAAACTTACTCTTGGACAGAAGCTGCTTTTGCAGATACGTACTTTGATCCGTGGTCGCTGTATTTCAACGACACATATATCAAGAGTAAATTAAATAATTTCTATCTCTTCCGTGGTCGACTCCACGTGAAGTTTATCGTCAATGCGGCACCTTTTTACTATGGTGCCCTACGAGTATGCTATACACCGCTCCAAGGACAAGTTAACCCGATCAACCTACCAGGTTCGAATCGGCTTATACCTTGGTCGCAACGTCCAGGCATTTGGATCCTACCGCAGGATAATGCAGGAGGAGATCTTGTTCTCCCCTATGTGTTTCCTGCGGAATATACTAGGGTTTCGAATGCCGTCGAAGTGGCGACAATGGGACAAATTAATATCCTACAGTACGCTGCTTTAGCATCGGCGAATGGCGCCACCTCTAATGGCGTCACAATTCAGGTTTATGCCTGGTTGGAGGACGATTATGAGGTATCTATGCCGACCAATTCATTGGCCATGCAGTCTAAGGACGAGTATGGCAATGGGCCTGTGTCAGCCCCTGCCTCGGCTGTGGCTCGAGCCGCCTCCTACTTGCACAATGTGCCAGTCATAGGTAGCTTCGCCAAAGCCACTACAATTGGGGCTAGTGCAGTATCATCGATAGCGAAGATTTTCGGATGGACGAATGTTCCCATTATTGAGGACGTGAAACCATTTAAGAACATCCCCTTTCATGATCTTGCATCAGCGCATATTAGCGAGCCGACATATAAGTTTACACTTGACCCTAAAGCAGAGTTGAGTGTCGACCCACATATTGTTGGTCCGTCGTCGGACGATGAGCTTTCTTTTGCTTATCTACTCCGGCGTGAGTCCTATTTGACTCAAGCCACTTGGGACACTACCGCAGCACCGGGAGCTTTATTGTTCTCCTCTACTGTTATGCCCGCCGCGTTCTCAGATCGTGGTACCGCAATTGGTACGGGAATCTATGGAATAGGTACTACACCTGTTTCGTGGGTTTCCGAATGTTTCGATCAGTGGCGTGGTGATCTTGTTTTCCGATTCAAGTTCATCGCATCCACTTTCCACCGTGGGCGTGTCCGCATTACTTGGGACCCCTATGGTGACACCACCGCCACGACGGATTATACTAATGTTTGTGTCACGAAGATCGTTGATCTGAGTGAAGAGACTGATGTCGAATTCATCGTGCCGTATGCGCAACATGTTGCGTGGACGTCAAATTACAGTCTTCAAGATGTTCGAGCAAATGGAAACTATTGGTCGACTGCGACCGCGAGGGGTCCTGTTGGTAACTCCAATGGGTTCTTCACGTTTCGCGTCTTGAATAATCTATCCGCACCTGTAGACACAGCTTCAGTAGCTATGTTTGTTAATGTGCGTGGTGGAGAAAATCTGGAATTTGCCAACCCGCGTGATATGCGCTGGGGTCTGTCGACTCTAGCAATGCAAAGCGGCCATGAGGATGGTGAGATGCCGTTGGAGCTCGGCCTCGTTAATGAGAAACGCTTCGAACTGAACTGGGGGGAACCAGTGCACTCAGCGCGTCTTTTGATGCGCCGATCATGCTTGGTGGATAGTTTGTATGTGGGTCAAACCGCTACAATCACATCTACAGACAAGCTTGGTGAACTGTATTTTATGCAGGGCAGAAATCCCCCCCCGCCTGGTTACGACGCTGTGGCACCCCATGTGGTACCAAAGATCGTCACTACCGGGTCTAACGCCAATTTTGGTTACAGTAATATAACACCTATTAATTGGTTTGCACCGGCATTTGTTGGTCAGCGAGGTTCTCTCCGTTGGCATTTCAGTGTCTCTGGCCCTAACGGTCTTATACGTCCAGACATTCGCATTGTGCGAGCTTGGAGCGTAGCGACCGGGTTTCCAAATGGCTCCATTTCTCAGGAGGGCGCGTATCGTACAATCGCATCATCTGCTTCAACTAATGTTGGAGCAATGATGCTAACCGATGCGACGGCTTCTTTGCAGTACAATGGAGGCTCCACGAACACAACGGGCCAGCGAGGTATTTACCTCACCAACCAAAATATCAATCCTGGAATTGGCGTTGAGTTCCCTCATATGGGACGATATCGCTTTTATTCCACCGACCCAGCAAATTATCGCAGGGGCGGCCAAAATGAAGGAGCTTATGACTATTATCAATTTTCTATGAAAGTTTTTCCTAGTGCAGAAGCTACCGGATTGGGGAGTATTACAGTCCAACGATACTGTGGAGCTGGCACGGACTTTAGTTTGAATTACTTTTTGAACTCACCTCCGATTTATGCCGCCGCAGCATCAGTTTTTGGCGCAAGTCCAGTATCATAACTGGCAGGGTATGTAGCAAACCCGTCTATTAATGACATAATGTTACCTTAAAGCTCCTGCGGTGTGGGAGTCTCATGTGTGTTCTCAATAAAGAGACACAACTAAGCTTTTTCAAAGTCCGTACTGATACGTCACTCGGTAATGAAACTTGGGCATGAGTTAAGTCAACAGAATCCCCCTTCTTGATGGGGCGCCTGAGGTTTTCGATCTCCTGATAGTTCTGTTGAACTTGATGGAGTGAATTTTTACTCAGAGCGCCGATCTTTTAGTATGGTGAGTTTCGCGGAATCGCTTTCTCATCTGGGGCCTGTTGGATAAGCCGGC